ACCTCGCCGCCCTGCCGGCGGGGTCGGTGCCCGACGGGGCCACCCCCGACGGGAAACCGTCCCGCCGCACCCGCACCGCCGCGCTGCAGGCGGTCACCGAGGTGTCGACGTTCACCCAGCGCATCCCCGACGTGGCCGGGGAACTGTACGGGCGGGTCGTGGCCCAGGTCGGGGTGCGGGCCTCGGCGCCCGGCGGCACCACCCGCGATGCGATCCAGCAAGCCCTGTACGTCCTCGGCCGCCAGGGCGTGACCGGGTTCACCGACGCCTCGGGGCGGCGCTGGTCGCTGCAGTCCTACATCGAAATGAAGGCCCGCACCATCGTCAATCAGGAGTTGATCGCCGCGCACACCGCCCGCATGGTCGAACGCGGGCAGACCCTGGTGGTGGTGTCGAGTCACCGCAACCCGGCCCCGCAGTGCCAGCCGTTCGAGGGGCAGGTGTTGTCCCTCGACGGATCCACCGGCACCGTCGAACGCCGCAACCTCGCCGGCGACGGGGTGGTGCGGGTCAAGATCGCCGCGACGATGGATCAGGCCCGCGCCGAGGGGTTCCAACACCCCAACTGTCGGCACGCCGTGTCGGCGTTCATCCCCGGCGCCTCGCGCACGTTCGACACCGAACCGAACGTGGACGGCTATCGGGCCACCCAGCAACAGCGGTACCTCGAGCGCCGGATCCGCGAGGCCCGCCGTATGAAGGCCCTCGCCACCACCCCGGCCGAACGGCGCCGGCAGGCCGCCCGCCTGACCGGCTACCAGGATCGGCTGCTCGCCCACCTCGACGAGTGGGATCTGAAACGCCGCCCGCTGCGCGAACGCGACACCCCGCGGGTGGCACCGCCGGACGGGCAGACCGGGTCGGGGTCGATCATCCTGCCCCGCACCACCCCACCCGGGGGGCGCACCGGGGTCGCCGACCGTGCCCGCGACACCCCCGATCCGGTGCCCGAGGTGCCCGCCACTCGGCACGCCTCGGACGCGACCCGATCGTTGGTGGCCTCGACGCGGGAGCGGTTGCCCCGCACCCGCGACCAGTGGGGGGCGATCACCCGGCCGCGGCAGATCCGGCCCGCCGAATCACGCTGGGATCGCACGGTGTGGGAGGCCCGGCAGCGCATCGACGCCGCCGACGCTGCCCGCGCCCAGCTGCTGATCGACCGGCCCGAGGTCGCCGAGTGGGCGGACTGGACCCCAATACAGTTCATCGACAAGGTCGCCGAGGTGATGCGGCGGCGGGAGACGATCGAGGGCAAACTCGCCCGCGCCCGCACCCAGAAATCCATCGACGCCTGGCGGGCGAAGATGCTCGCCGCCACCGACGAGATCGCCGACCTCGAGTCGATCCGCGACACCATGACCCGCCCGGCGATGTACCGCGAATCCCTCGACCGTGCCCTCGAACGGGGACCGGAGTCGTGGCAGCTCGAGACCACCCCGCCGCTGCACGGCCCAGCGAACTACCGCACCGACCCGAAGGGGCGGCTGCTGCCCCCGCCGGAACTCGAGGCCCACCTCGACGACACCCTCGAGGTGGGGCGGGCACTGCGGTCCGATCTGCACAAGGTGCTCGACAATGACCCGGAACTGCAGCGGCTGCGCCGGATCCGCGACACCATCGAGGCGATGCCCGACGGCGAACTCACCGCGGCCCACGTGGCCGACCTGCGACAGGCGGTGGCGGAGATCCCGCGCCGCGAACAGACGCTGGTGCGCGAGTTGGTCGCCGAGTTCCGCGACACCGGGGGGCACCAGCAACGCCTGCGGGCGCTGACCGCCCGGGACCGGCACGGCAACCGGCCCGCCACCGACGACACCCTCGCGGCGTTCCGTGAGGCCGAGGCACTGTTCCCGACCGACTGGCTGCGCCTGGCCGATGCCCGCGGCGAGTTGATCGTGGGGCTGCGGGATCGGGCGCACTTCGACCCCAGCCGCACCCGTCACGACAGTGACTACATCGCCACCAACGATGCCAGCGACTCGCGGGCCTACGGGTACGGCGGGGCGTTCAGCAACTACGCCGCCGAAACCGCGGCGCACGAACTGGGGCACCGGATGGAACAAGCCGTGCCCGGGTTGACACAACTCGAGTACACCCTGGTGCGCCGGCGCGGCACCCGTAACGGGGTGCTCGAGGACACCATCGAGATGTACAAGCCGGGATCCGGGGAGTTCTCGTATGCGGACAAGTGGGCGAACCCCTACACCGGCAAGACCTACGAACGCCGCAATCAGAACGACCCGGCGACCGTGTCCGCCGAGGCGTTCCAGGTCGGGATGCAGGACGTGTTCGGCCGGTCGGCGCGGCGCTACGGCGACCCCGACGGTGACCTCGAGTCGTTCGTGTTGGGGGTGTTGACGCTGCTATGACCGCGTGGACCGTGTTCAGCCGCACCGACCGCACCCGCTGGGTCAACCACCAGGACGGGCGCACCACCGCCGACCCGGTCACCCGCCGGGCGTTGGCCGACCCCGACCTGACCTATCCACTGACCCCCACCGGCCCGATCCGGTCGGGGATCGCAGACGAACGCGACCTGTATGCCGCGGCGATGCACCTGGTGCCCGCCCCGATGGTCGCGGGCACACCCCCCGGGTGGCCCGAGGGCGACCTCGGCGACCCCGATGGGGTAGTTCACTAGGCCCTGCCCGGTTCGGCCCGCACGGGCGAACCTGGCCGGGTCTGCGCACCACCACCACACCCACCGCCCCCTGCCGCACGGCACCCCGGGGGCTACTGCCGCACGGCAACAGGAGAAGAACATGCGCACCACCACCCTCGCCCCCGACCTCGCCCAGACCATCGACCCGTTCGCACGGTCCGGTCGCTGGCCCGGACGACGTCACCCGCGCCGCGACCCCGAGGGACACCCGCCCACCGGCACCCCCGCCGGGGACGGTGGTGCGCCCAGCGGCACCCCGGCCGGCGACACCCCGCCCGCCGACGGCGACACCCCCCCGAAGGTGGACACCCCGCCGAAGGCGGACACCGACTGGGCCGAAGAAGCGAAGAAGTGGGAGAAGCGCGCCAAGGAGAACTACGCCAAGGCGCAGGCCCACGACAAGGCTGAGGCCGAGAAGCTGTCCGCCACGCAGAAGGCGGAGAAGGCCGCGCAGGAGTCCGCCGAGAAGGCCGCCAAGCTCGAGGCCGAACTCGCGGTCGAACGCGCCGCCCGCAAGCACAAGATCAGCGACGACAAGGACCTCGAACTGCTGGCCAAGCTGCCCGCCGATCAGGTCGAGTCGTTCGCCAAGCGCCTCGCCGCCGCACAAACCGCCGCTGCCCCCGCCGGCCCGTCCTCGCTGCCCGCCCACGGCGGCAAGGCGCCCGCCCCGCTCGACGAGCAGATCGCCGAGGCAACCAAGGCCCGCGACTTTCAGCGTGTGATCGCGCTGAAACAGCAACTGCACGCCACCAGCAAGTAGCCCCCACCCCCCCCTGATCTAGGAGACCCCCATGGCCGGTGTGACCGGACTCGGTACCACCTTCACCCTGCCCAACTACCACGGCGAACTGATCGCCATCACCCCCGAGGACACCCCGCTGCTGTCCGCGGCGGGTGGCATCGGTGGCGGTAAGCAGGCCACCAGCACGTCGTTCGAGTGGCAGGAATTCGACCTGCGCGACCCGAAGGTCGAGCCGCGCCTCGAGGGTGCGGACGCCCCGACCGCCGAGTCGCGGGTGCGGGCGAACGTCGACAACGTCGTGCAGATTTTCCACGAGGCGGTCGCCACGTCCTACACCAAGCAGGCCGCGGTGGACCAGTACGCGAGCGCCACGTCGGGTGAGGCGAACCCCGTCGCCGGGGAGCATTCCTGGCAGGTCGCGCAGGCGCTCAAGCAGATCGCCCGGGACGTGAACTACACCCTGTGGCACGGCGTCTACAACAAGCCGGTGGACAACACCACGGCCCGGCAGACCCGGGGCCTGCTGCAGGCGATCAGCACCAACGCGCAGGTCGCCGATCAGGCCCTCACCTCGGGCGCCTCGGCGGCGACGGACACCATCACGGTGACGCACAACCTGGTCGCCGGTGATCAGGTGGTGTTTACCTCGGTGGGTGCGTCGACCGCGATCGTGACGGGCCGCCGGTACTGGGTGATCAGCAACTCGACCACCGCGTCGTTCAAGATCAGCGCCACCAAGGGCGGGGCGGCCATCACCATCGGCACCGCCACCGTCGCGTTCTACGGCATCAAGGCCGCCACCAAGGTGACCCCCGACCTGATCGGCACCCTGCTGCAGTCCGTCTACGACAACGGCGGCATCAGCGAGCAGGGCACCGCCACCCTGTTCGTCCCGTCCGGGCAGAAGCGGGCCATCAGCGCCGCCTACGCCACCGCCTACTCGAGCACCGCGGGCGCCCTCGCCGGCACCCGCAACGTCGGTGGCATCAACATGAACACCATCGTGACCGACTTCGGCACGCTGAACATCGCCATCGAGAAGTCGCTGCCCGCCGACGCGGTCGCGGTGGTGTCCCTCGAGCAGATCGACCCGGTGTTCCTGGCGATCCCCGGCAAGGGTGTCCTGTTCGAGGAGGAACTCGCCAAGACGGGCGCCTCGGACAAGACGCAGATTTACGGCGAGGTCGGACTCAAGTACGGCAACGAGCGCGCCCACGGCGTGCTGCGCGGCCTGTTCGCCTGACCCACCCGGTGACACTCGCCGCACCCCCGGACGCTGGGGGTGCGGCGGGATCACCACCCCCTGAACCGAGGGTCGGCGCGTTCCTGCGCGCCCGGAGATCCACGCACTCGACGCGCTATGGCGGACTGGGCGGTGCTATGCCGGGTACCTTCCCGCCTGCAGCGGCCGACCAGCGCGCCGACCCTCACCCCACCCCCCTGATGGGAGAACTGCCGTGCTGGTGTTCGCCACCGCCGACGACTACGCCGCCTATCCCGATGCGGCGACCGCCCCCGCCAACCTCGGGATGATGCTGCGCGAGGCGTCCCTGATGGTGCGCGAGGTCTGCCGGTCCGACCTGTTCGATACCGACCCGACCACCGGGATGCCCACCGACACCGCCCTGGTCGAGGCGCTGCGCGATGCGACGTGCGCGCAGGCCGAGGTGTGGGCCGCCACCGCCGCCGACCCTGTGAAGGGCCCGGGTGGGCAGGATCCGCGACTGACGGTGTCGGCCATCGACGGCGCGTCGGTGTCGTTCGACACCTACCTGACGATGGATGCCCGCGCCCGCGCCCTGGTGCAGTTGGCGCCCTCGGCGGTGCGGCACCTGCGCAATGCCGGATTGGCGTCGGCCGGGGTGGTGTCGTGACCGCCCCCGCCGGTCCCCTCGCCTACTGGTGGGTGTGGCCTGTGACCGTGCAGCGCTACACCGGCACCGGCACGTTCGGACCCACCCACGCCGCCCCCGTCACCCTGCAGGCCAAGGTGACCGCGAAACGCCGGCTGATCCTCGCCCCGGACGGCACCGAAGTGGTGTCCGAAGCCCGGGTGTCGCTGCCCGCCGACACCGCCCTGATCCCCGCCGGGTCGCTGGTGACCCTGCCCGCCGCATTCGGGGGCCGCACCGCCCGGGTGCTCGCCGACCAGCTGCACCACGGCGGCGGGGGCACCCCCAACTTCTACAGTCTCGAGGTCACCTGATGGCCCTGGACTTCACCGCCGCCCTCACCCGGATCCGGGCCGCCGCCAATGACGGCCTACTCGATGCCGCCGAGGTGATCAAACAGGACGCCATCGACCGCACCCCCCTCGAGACCGGGCACCTGCGCAACAGCGCGAGCACCGCGGTCGGGCACCTCGAGGCCGCGGTCGGGTTCGACACCGACTACGCGGTGATCCAACACGAAGCCCTGGACTACGACCACCAGGACGGCGAAGCGAAATTCCTGGAGAACGCGGTGATTGCCAACCAACGCACGTTCGCCGCGATCGTCGGTGAAGCCATCCGAAGGGTGACCTGACATGCCCACCCCCGACACCGCGGCGATGTTCGACGCCATCGTGGCCCGCCTCGGGCAGGTCACCGCCACCCCGGTGTTCGCGCCCGCCCTGCCGTCGGCGCCCGAGGCGGCGATCGGGGTGGACGTCTACAACGTCGACACCAGCCGCGACCAGACCACCGTCGACGTCTACGTGCAGTTGCGGTTCCGCACCGCCGGCGCCGACGTGCGCACCACCCACGCCCTCGCCGACGCGGTGCACGCCGCCCTCGACGACTGGGTCAACGATCGCAGCGGCACCGTCTGGGGCACGGTTCGGGTGTTGAACTGCCGCCGCCACATTCGCGGCCCCGCCACCCCGGACGGGAACGGCCGCTACACCCGCCCCGACAGTTACACCCTCACCGTCAACCCGCACGTATAGGAGACACCCACCATGTCCGCACCCCTCGCTTCGGCCCTCGGTAGGGATTGGAAGCTCGAAATCTTGGACGGCGCCACCTGGGTGCACGTCAAGGGCCTGTCCTCGGTCACGGCGGTGTTCGCCGGCGCGATGCAGGACGACTCCGACATCGACAGCGACGGCTACGCCTCGCAGATCAGCACCGGTCAGGCGTTCAGCATCCCGTTCAGCGGCAAGCGCAAGGGCGACGACACGGTCGGGTTCGTCGACGACCCGGGCCAGAACCTGCTGCGCACCAAGGGCCGTAAGACCGGCGCCCTGAACATCGTCACCGCCCGGATCTACCGGCGCGACGACCTGCCCGACGCCTACCAGGCCGAGTGCGCGGTCGAGTGGACCGACTCGGCCGCGTCGGATCCGAACGCGCTGCAGGAATTCTCTGGCACCCTGTGGGGCCGCGGCAAGCCGGAGGAAATCACCAAGCCCGGATCCGCTACCACGGTGAAGACCTTCACCGTCACAGGCGCCCCCACCGGCGGCACCTGGACCATCACCGCGGACGGCAACGTGACCGGCCTGTTGGCCCGCAACGTCACCGCGCTGCAGCTGCAGTCCGCCCTCGAGGCCCTGCCCAACGTGGGCGAGGGCAACGTGCTGGTGTCGGGCACCGCCACCGCGGGCCTGGTCGCCACCTTCTCGGTGGCGCTGACCACGGTCACCGCGGCGCACACCTTCACAGGTGGCACCACCCCGGACGTCACCGTCGCCTGACCCGTGCACCCCTGATCGCCGCCCGCCCCGCGACACCCGCGGGGCGGGCGGCGGTCGGTGTGCCCCACCCCACGAAGGGATCCCGCCTGTGCACGACGACCTCGAGGCGCTACTCGACCCGGGCCTGCACCTGCCGATCGGCGGCACCGTCTACCGCGTCGACTGCAGCGCCTGGCAGGGCCTGCGCCTGCACACCCTGCTGGGTGACCCCGCCCGCACCCTGTCCGACGCCGAGGAACGCACCGAAATCGAGGCGACCCTCGGCGACACCTACGACCGGATGGTCGCCGACGGGGTGGCCTGGTCGGTGATCGCGCACGCCGGGCGCACCGCCATGGTGTGGTTCGGCATGTCCCCGCAGCTGGGCCTGGCCTACTGGGAGGCCGGCGGTGCCCCGGGAAATCCGTTGCCCCCGCCGCCGACCGCGAGGATGGCGACGGGGGAGAAGCTGCACCGGATACTTCGGCGCCGGGGACCTATGGCCCGGATGATCCGGGCGGTGGCCCCTACGACCCTGTGACCGGGGTCCGCGAGTGGTACAACGCGACCCCCGCCCGGCCCGCCGACGACGGCCTGGGGCGGGTGACGTGGCCCGACATTCTGGCGCGGTGGCGGTACGTCGAACTGGACCTGCACGACCGGGGGGTCGACGTCGAGTCGGGGATCCTGCGGGACCGGTCCTGGCGTTGGCTGCAGCTGCGGGTGTTGGACCTGGTGACCCTGCCCGGCACCCGCCTGCACACCTCACTGACCGGACCGACGAAAAGGACTGTGCCGTAATGGCTTTGCGTGACCTCGCCGACTTCTTCGACCCCGACCTGCACCTGCCGATCCGCGGCACCCGCTACACCGTGCCCGCCCCGGACGCGGACACGTCGCTGGCGCTGCGCGAATTCGTGATGCGCGAGGGGGTGCCGCCGGCCGAGCACATCGACCGGGCGCTGCGGATCCTCGGCGCCGAACCCGAATTCGACACCCCGGCCGAGGGGGATCCGATCCCGACGGGCCGCTGGTCCGGGGGCGTGTTCGATCGGATGGTCGCCGACGGCATCCCCTGGCCGATGATCCTGCACGCCGGCCGCACCGCACTGCTGCACTACGGATTCTCGCCGGACATGGCCGAGGTGCACTGGACCATGGCGCACCTCGGCAAGCTGGTCGACCTCGAGAAGGTCGCGGCGATGCTCGCCCACCGGAAGCCCAAGCCCACCCCCCAGGAGTAGCCCACCATGGCCCTCGACGTTGGCGAACTGGTCGCCCGCCTCACCCTCGACGACGAACGGTTCACCCGCGGCACCGCCACCGCCGAACGCCGGATGGACGACCTGTCGACCTCGGCGCGGCAGACCGGGCAACGCATCGACGGGTCCCTGACCGACGCGGCCCGCTCCACCGGGCGCCTCGAACAGGGCGCCCGCGACGCCGGGCGCTCCCTCGGCCGGGTCGGTGACTCGGCCCGCGACGTGGACCGGGTCCGTGAATCGGCGAAGGACGCCGAACGCGAGGTCGGGCGCCTGGGGCAGACCGCCGAACGCGCCGGCGGTGGCCTGCAATCGTTGGCCGGATCCCTCAGCGAACGCGCCGGCGGCTCCGGGGCGCGTCGTTCGTCGGGGCGTTCACCGAGAAAATCGGCGGCCTCGGCGCGATGGGCGGCCCGATCGGCACCGCCCTGGTCGGGGTCGCCGCCATCGGGGTTACCGCCGGGGTCGCCCTCGCCGAGGGCATCCGGCAGGGCATGGAACAGCAAGCCGCCCTGGACCTGTTCGGGGTGCAGACCGGCACCACCGAGGCGCAGGCCAAGGCCGCCGGGCAGGCCGCCGCCGCCGCCTACGCCGACAACTTCGGTGAGTCCGTCGACGCGAACATGCGGGTGCTGCGCATGTCCGTGCAACAGGGCATCATCGACCCGGATATCGACCAGCAGAACGCCCAGCAGGTGATTGCCGCCATCTCGGGGATCAGTGCCGCGTTCGAGGTCGAGGACGAACTGACCACCAAGGCTATTTCGTCGCTGATCAATTCGGGGATGGTGGACGACTGGACGTCGGCCGCCGACCTGCTGTCCTCGGCGGTCGGCGGATCCGCGAACCGGGCCGGGGACCTGGTCGAGGTGGTCGACGAATACGCCGCCGGCTGGAAGAACGCCGGGATCAGCGCGCAGACCGCCCTCGGGTTCATCGAACAGTCCACCGATGCCGGCGCCTGGAATGCCGACGTGGCGGGCGATGCCCTGCGCGAATTCGGGCGCCGCGTCTCGGAGGAGGGCGAGGCGATGGTCGAGGCGTTCGACGGCATCGGCCTGTCGGGGCAGGAACTGTACGACACCCTCAAGGCGGGCGGCCCCGAGGCCGAAGCCGCGTTCGCCGATATCGTGCGCGAACTGCAGGGCATCGAGGATCAGACCGAACGCAACAACGCGATCGCGGCGGTGTTCGGTGACACCTCGGGTGACTTCTACCGGGTGTTCGGCGAGATCGACATGGACCAGATGGCAGGCAGTCTCGACGCGGTCGAGGGCGCCACCGGCCGACTGAACGACCGGATGGCGTCCAATCCGGCGGCCGATATGGAGGGGGCGTTTCGCACCCTCGAGGTCGCCGGGAACGACCTGAAACTGGCCCTCGCGGAGGGCTTCGGCCCCGGCATCTCCGACCTGGCCACCTACATCAGCGAACACAAGCCGGAACTGATCGCCTTCTTTACCGACATGGTCGACGCGGCCCTGTTGTGCGCGGAGGGCATCGCCCAGTTCGTGTCCATGTCCATCGACGTGGTCGGGCCGTTCGCGGTGATCCTGGCCGAGGGGTTCGCCTCGGCGCTGGACACCATGGGGGTGTTCGTGTCGGCGGCGGCGCAGGTCGCCGACGCCCTGGGGATGGACGGCCTCGCGGCCGACCTGACCGGGGCGGCCGGCTCCATCGACGGCTACGCCGAGGGCGCCCGCCGCGGCGCCGAGGGCATGATGCAACTCGGCGACGTGATCGACAATCAGGCCATCCCCGCGATGCAGAACATTCGGCACGCGGTGCGCGAGGCGGGCGATCAGGCCGCCAACAGCGAGCAGATGATGCGCGCCCTCGGCGACACCGTGGTGACCGGGATCCCGAACGACAAAACCATCACGATCGCCGACAACAGCCCCGAGGCGATCCAACGGCTGCGGGACCTCGGGTTCACCGTGGAGACCACCCCCAACGGGATCAAGGTCACCGCGAACACCGCCGAGGCCGAGACCATCATCACCGACTACATCAACCGCGAACGCGCCCTCGAAGTCACCATGAAATTCCGGCGGGATCAGGAATCGTACTGGGCGGCGATGGGGGCGGCGAACCCCGGCGCGATGCAAGGCCCCACCCCGGTGGCGCGGGCCGACGGCGCGGTCAGCGGCAACCGGTACGCGGACGGCAAGCTGCCCGACCAGGCGATCATTCAACCACCGGCCGGGCCGGGCCTGGTGCAGTGGGCCGAGGGCGAGACCGGCGGCGAGGCGTTTATCCCGATGGGCCTGTCCAAGCGGGCCCGGTCGCTGAAGATCATGCGCGAGGTCGCCGAACGGTTCGGCCTCGGGCTGGTGCAGATGGCCGACGGCGGGATAGTCGAGGGCATGTCAGCGGTCGCCGCCGACCAGTTCCCCGCCCTGCAGATCACCGACACCTACCGCCCCGGGGCGAACGATCATCACGGCGCCGGCAAGGCGATCGACATGTCCAACGGATACAGCAACACCGACGAAATGCTCGACGCCGCCAACTACATCGCCGACAACTACCCGAATTCCCTCGAGCTGATCTACGACGACCCTCGGTTCGACCGGCAGATTAAGAACGGGCAGATCGTCGGGCGCGACTTCTACGCGGGGGCGGGTGACCACACCAATCATGTGCACTGGGCGATGCCCGAGGCACCCGGCCCTGCCCGCCCGACCGGATCCTGGCAACCGGAGATCAGCGGCACCCCCGACGGGGACCTCGCCGCCCTCGACGGCTACCAGGGGCCGCTACCACCCACCCAGGGCAGCACGACGGGCCGCACCAGCGGCGGCGCCACCGTCACCACCGACGGGCAACGGGTGTTCGTCACCAACTGGCCCAGCGCCCTGGGCGGCACCAAGCCCACCGACAGGGATGGGCGGGTGCCGATCCTGACCGCCGGGCTGAAGGTGTTCAGCGACGGCGGGGTCGAGGATCACGCCGCGCAGATCGCCCCCGCCGGGGCGATGCGCCTGTGGGCCGAACCCGAAACCGGCGGCGAGGCCTACATTCCGCTGGGCGCCGGCAAGCGGGGCCGCTCGACCGGGATCCTGTCCACCGTGGCGGGCCGGTTCGGCTATCGGCTGGTGCCGATGGCCGACGGTGGCCTCACAGGGTTCGGCGGCTACGCCGGGGACGACCGATCGTGGGCGGATATCCCCCTCGACGGGTCCGGGGCCATGTCCCCGAACCGGCAGCGCGCCACCGCCTACAACGCCCTGGCGTTGGGGGTGGGGGGCCTGTTCGCCCTCGCCTCGGGGTTCGACGCCGACGGCCGGTTCACAGGCCAGTTCGACACCGGCGCCAACTCGCACCCCGCCCTCGAGAAGGGGTTCAGCGAGTGGTCCGACGCGATGCTCGAAACCCTGAACCTGATCCTCGAGGCCACCAAAACCCGCACCCCGGTCGACGTGCAGGTCGACGTGGACCGGGGGTCGGGCACCGCCAACCTCGCTATCACGAAGGCAGGTCTTTGATCCCATGGCTGTCCGGTACGAACTGCACTGTGCGAACGGGGACCGGTGGGAACTCTCGCAGTCCTCGGGGCCTGTGAAGCTGCACACCGACCCCGAGGGCGTCGAGGGCGCCGAATTCGCGTTCGACGACCAGCAGAACGTAGATCAGCCGGGGGTGACGTTCCGGGCCCGCATGTTCGACCCGAACTATCTGGGCCTGGACTGCAAGGTCGGGCCGGTCACCCCCGGCCCGGCCGCCGCGGAACTGCTCGCCCGGTGGCGGGACAGCCTCGGGCACGGCACCGCCCTGCACGAATTCCATGCGATCAGCGACTGGGGTGGGGACCGGTTCCAGGTGGTGCGCCTGGCCGCGAAGCTACCCCCGCCGCCGCTGGCGCACATGGCCGCGCACGGGGTGGTGCTGCACGACAAAGTGCGGCTGCGGTCGGACGAATCGTGGTGGCGCAAACGGCCCGCGGTGCGCACCTTCACCGCGGACCAGTTCGCCGGCGCGGTGATCCCGTCCGAGTCGCAGGACCCGGTGTGGCCGCACTTCACCATCACAGGCCCGATCACCACCCCCACCCTCGGGGTCGCCGGGGAGGCGGTGCCGCTCCCGACGATCGCGGCGGGGGACACCTGGACCATCGAGACCGACCCGAACTGGTTCGCCCTCACCGACAGCCTCGGCGCGGACCGGTCCTGGGTGGGGCGGCGTTGGTACACCCGCGCCCCGGCCGGGCGCCTCGACGTCCCCGTGACCATCACAGGCACCGGCACCACCGCCGCCACCGAGGTGACCGTGACCCTGCCCCAACTGTTCTACGGAGGATCCTGACCGTGACCGTGCTGCCCGGGTATGCGCGCCCGACCCGCACCAGCGCCGACCTGTTCGATATCGAGGTCGGCGCCCCGGACGCACTGACGTGGCGGCCCCTCGGGTCCTACATGACCGCCGAATTCGACTGGCACTGGTACCTGCCGACCACCGCGGTGATCGAGATACAGCCGGATCACCCGATGGCCGGCTATCTGGTGAACTGTCGCCGCACGGTGATCCACATCCGCACCTGGCACAACGGCATCCCGTGGGACGGGCGGGTGATGAAAGCGACGGTGAAGGGCAAGCCGGGCCGCGAGACCATCACCCTGACCTGTATCAGCAATCTGTTCTGGTTGCTGCGCGGCCTGGCCTGGGTCAACAACCTGACCCCCCCGGAATTCCAGCTGTCGCTGACCGGGAAACAGTCGGTGATGCTCGGGCCGCCCGACTTCGTGTTCAAGTGGTACCTGGCGCAGGTGATGACCCGGCTGCGCAAACCCGTCTATGCGGCCCTGCCGATCCGCTACACCGTGCCCACCCTGCCCAACCTCGAGGACATCGACACCCTCGACGACGCGCTGACCATCGTCGCCGACGCCCTCGACGACCTGTGCATCCTCTCGGCCCGGTTCACCCAGCTCGACGAACTGTTCAAACAGACCGTGGAGAACACCGAAATCGGGCTGTCCTGTCACCTGTGGACCCCGGCGGACGGCACCGCCTCCCCGTCGGTTTTCAACACCCACACCCTGTCGCAGCTGCAGTCGGTGCTGGACATGACCAGCGACAACTTCCTGAACTTCTCCAACCCGGGGAACGTGCTCGGGCTGACCGACCCGTCGCAGTGGGGCACCATGCAGCGCGCCGGGTACGTGTTCGACACCCACGTGAAGCGGGACATGCGCAAACTGCAGTGGCGCACCGACGGCGGGCAGATCGAATACTACGAACGCGAGACCGAACACGCCGACGCCTCGCGGGTGATCATCGGCGGCAAGGCACCCGAGATCGCCAACCAAATCGTGGAGTGGGGCGCGAACTTTGCGCTGCAGCTGATCCTGAACCTGTTGCTGCCCGGCGCGAACCTGGGCACCATCCTGGTCGGGGACCTGTTCGACGACATCCTGTTCGCCTATCAACAGTTCTGGGATCCTGACCTCGAGGACGAACTCGGCGAACACGGGTTCGGGGAGGTGTTCGGGGACAACACCGCGGCCTGGTCGTTCGACGGGGCCGCGACCGGACTCAATGCGCTCAAGGCACATTCGGGCACGGATGCCATCAAGATCGTGACCACCTCGGGCGGCCCGGACGGGCGCGGCTACAGCATGGGGGTGGACGACGGCACCGGCCGCCGCTACCAGGTCGGGGACATTCACACGTTCTGGGACAAGGGCGTCGAGGTCGAGAAGACCGTCACCGCGGTGAAGGTGTCCGACCGCCGCGACGGCCGCAAGGTCGAGACCATCACCCTGGGCGAGGACAAGGCCCTGCGCGACGGGTGGCAGCGCATCATCGCCCAACTGCAGGGCTTCGCGGGCACCGCCCGCGGCATCGCCAACAGTGTTTGATCACGAAGGGACACACCGAATCATGGGACACGTAGGGGATCCGACCTGGCTGGCCGAGGTGCTGCGCGCCGAGGGTGTCACGGTGGTGGAGTGGCGCGAAGGGAACTACGACTGGCGGTCCATCGGACACGGCGACTTCGGCGACAACTGGGGTGTCCTGTGGCACCACATGGGCGTCAACGATCAGGGCGCCGACATCATCCGCAACGGCGTGCCGGGCCTGAAAGGGCCGATCGCCAATATCCACCTGTCCCGCAAGGGGGTCGCCACCATCGTCGCCGGCGGGGTCGCCTGGCACGCCGGGAACGGATCCTGGCCGGGCCTGCCCACCAACAACGCGAATGACCGGCTGATCGGGGTGGAGATGGCCGGCAACGGCACCGACCCGTGGCCGGCCGAGTGTGTCGAGGCGGCGGTGCGGATCGGGGCGGCGATCAGTCGGCGCCTCGGCTACGGCGCCGACCGCAACATCGCCCACAAGGAATGGGCGGGGCGGGCACAGGGCAAGTGGGACCCGGGGAACTGGGACATGGGCACCTTCCGCCGCGCCATTCACGACAGGCTGACCGGGCCTGCGACACAACCGAATACGAGAGGTCCACTGATGGCACTGACCGACGCCGAACAGGGCGAACTGCTCACCAAGGTGCGCGAGATCCACCGGCAGCTGGGGCCGTGGCCGCAACTGGGCACCAACACCAAGGGCGAGAACCTGACCCCGGTCGACGCGCTCGCCGAGGTCAAGCGCAAGGTCACGGGGGGCTGAGGTGGACGTGGTCGACATAGTGTCCCGCGAGGCCCGCACCCGCGTCGAGGCGGCCCTGCCCGACCTGGTGGCCGCGGTGCTGCCCGCCCTGGTCGAGGCCGCCCTGCGCGGTGACCCGGTCGAGGACACCCCCACCCCCACGGTGGCGGTGCCCGCCCCGGTCGAGGCCCGCCCGGATGCGCAGGACCGGGCGTGGCGCACCCTCGCCCAGGGCGCGGTCGCCACCGTGATCCTCGCCGGCACCGGGGCGATCACCCAGGCCGTCGCGGTCGACGGGTTCGACCCGTTCGCCTGGGGCAGCTGGTCCGGGGCGCTGACCGGTGCCTCGACCGCGATCCTGATGGCCGTGCTCGCCTACGTGCAGCGCCTGATCCTGCCCCCGAAGCGGTGACCCCCGACGTGCAGAACGTCGACCGGATCCTCGAGGAGGTGCGCCTGTTGCGCGGCGAATTCCACGACGGGCTGCGGCGCCTCGAGGACCGGCACGTGTCCAAGGACGTCTACGCCAACCTGGTGCAGCGCGTCGGGGACCTCGAGGGCACCCTGACCTGGCTGGGGCGGGCCGTGGTCGGGCTGGTGCTGGTCGCGGTAATCGGCCTGGTGCTCACCGCCGGCCCCGCGATCGGGCGGTGACCGGTGGAGAAACTACCCCGCCGCCCCTCGGCGGACACCACCCGGGTGCAGGAGGTTACCGACGCGCTGCCCGGCTACGTGATCGACTTCGCCGTGCAACAGGTCAACAACTTCATCGCAGACCTGGTGCAGGGACTCAAGGGCGCCACCGGTGGCCTGGTGGACCTGACCGGGTTCATCAAGGGCACCCGCGACGACCTGGACTCCCTGTCCGCGATCGCGGTCACCGACGTGGTCACCGACCTGGCGGGGGCCTCCGGCGCCGGGGACGTGGCCACGTTTCCGCGGATGTTGATGGTGCCCGACCAGGACGGCAACCACCCCGCCTACACCCCCGGCAAGTCGACGATGGACCTGTACTTCGTGCGGGCCGACCGCACCGCGGACTTCACCCGCATGAAGGTGATCATGGGCGGCGACACCGCGTGGTTCGACATCGACCATGCCTACCTGGGCCTGTACCGGGCGAACCCCACCACCGGGGTGCTGACCCTCGAATGGGGGTCGGCCGACCTCGACGCGGTCCTGGGCGGCACCCGGAAAGAGTATTCGGTGGGGATGGGCAAGGTCGTGCACGTGCAACAGGGCGAGGTGCTGGCCCTGGCCCAGTTGCAGATCGCGCCGGGCCTGGCGCAGACCCCGCGGCAAATCTCGTGTCTGTACAAATCGCCGGTGGTGTCGGTGGCGGGGGCGTTCCCCCCGATCACAGGCGGCTACCGCACCGGGCGGTCCACCCTGCCCGCCACCATCGCCATCGCCGACCTGACCGAGGACGACAACAAAATCGGCTGGTTGGCCCTCGCCCCGTAGGAGAACCCCGTGGCCCTCGCCGACGACGGCACCCCCACCCTGTCCCTGCCCGACCTGCGGGTCGCCATCGACGCGGCCGACCCGACCGACGCCTGGCTGATCCACCAGGACGGGTCGACCAGTCTCGACCCCGCCGACGACATCTCCCGGTTCACGGTGCCCGGCTACTGGCCGCGGTACCTGATGCGCGCCGGGTCCGCCGACCGCACCGTCGAGGTGTTCGGCGGCGACCTCGAGGCGGCCCTCGCCCACCTGAACACCCAGCTGCGCGCCAACCTCGGCGGTGCGCGGTGACCGTGATCAGCGAAGCGGTGGTGAACATCGCGGGCCTGTCCGACGACGGCGACGTGGTGTTCTACACCGACCTGCGCCAGCGCGCCGGCGGCGGGGTGGTGACCTCGCAGCGGGTGCATGTGCGCCCGGTCGCGGGGGTGCTCACCACCCCCGACCTGGTGCCCGGCCCGGCCCGGGTGCGGATCGGCACCACCGAGTATCCGATCGACATTCCCACCAGCGGCACCCCGGTGCTGTTGTGGCCGCTGATCGACGCGGGGACCCCGGCCCCGGTCGACGAACCGGGGTTCGTGCGCAACGCCGGGGGCATCGCCCGCACCGAGAAGATCACCGAATCGGCGTATGCGGCGCTGCCCACCCCGGACCCCGAAACCCTGTACATCACGTTCCCCGGATAGGAAAGGCTGACCCCCCATGGCAGTGACCGCGAAGCTCTACGGCCTGGCACTCAAGAGTGCGTTCAACAAGGAAATCGACTGGGACACCGACGTTATCAAGGTGATGCTGTGCACCTCGGCCTACACCCCGGACCAGGACACGCACCAGTACAAGTCGAGCATCACCAACGAAGTGACGGGCACCGGCTACACCGCGGGCGGTGCCACCCTGGCCACCGCGACGATCGCCTACACCGCGGGCACCAACACCCTGGTGCTCGACGCGGCGGACACCGCCTGGCCGGGGTCGACCATCACCGCCCGCTATGCGGTGATCTACGACTCGACGCCGGGCACCGATGCGACCCGCCCGCTGATCGGTTACGTGGACTTCGGGGCGGACGTGGCCACCACGGCGGGCACGTTCACGATCACGTGGGACGCGGCGGGCATCATCACCCTCGCCGCGGCGTGACCCGGTGGGCCTGTTCAGCCGGGGCGAGGCCCCGGTCGGCCTGATCCTCGACGGACAGCCCGCCCTGCGCGCCTACCTGGGTGCGGTGCTGGTGTGGGACGGCACCCGGTCCGCGTTCGTGTCGGTGCTGCGCATGACCGGCAGTTGGGCGGCCCCGGCCCCGGTGGCGCGGGCCGACTCGAGTCCCGCGGCGG